AAAGGAGTAGTCGGACCCGAACCGAGCCGCATTGAAGTGCGGATCACCCGAAACGACTGCCATAAAATACTTGGCAGCCATGCGCGTAGTACTAATTTGGTCCTCACGGACCTTATGAGCCAGAGTGCTATGCTTCACATCAAGCGAAGTCGTAACACCTGGTCCCCAACGACACGTGCTAAAGATGTCCTTCAAATCATCGAGATGAAGGCCTGTCGAGCAACTTTTCAAAGAAAGGACTTCAGCAATTTTTCGCTGAGCACGCAAGATAACGCGCTCAACGGCAGGGTGAAAATTGAATTCACCTCTGCGCCAAAGAGAGATTTCTTCGTTGGTCTTACGACAGGAGTCCTCAGCTGCAGACCATGCTGCACGTGCGACAGCTTTCGTATCAATACCAGTTCTGAGACCCTTGTACTTAGACAAGAATTTCTGAATTTGGTAGTCGAGTCGAAAAGCTTCGCCGTTGTCGTAATCACGCGGATTCACGTCAAGCTTTAGAAGCGAGACATGATCTGAGTTCTTTACAGAGTTCAGAGCTAACCGCGCGACGTGACTGTCGACATTCTCAACGAATCGTTGAAAAGAACGCAAGGTTGGATCCTTACGCTTTTCATTGATCAAGACTTTCGTCTTGGAAGAAGAAGGCTTATGCCGAACTTCTCTAACGTTGGGAGGGTTCGAAGATGAAACCACAACAGTTCTCCTAAAAAGGAATCACTCAGAATGAGACTTTCAAAGGCACTAAAGCGGAAGCTTTAGTAGTGTTACCACACGCCTTCGAAAGTTTCGACAGCAGTCGTCCAAACAGCATTAGCCAAGAAGTTCTTGGTGTATGCGTTCAGATCCTTACGTTGGGCCAACGTGCCACGCTCGGGGAGCAAATACTCCACGTTTGCGCGATGCACATAACTCACCGTAGGGGCCGGCTGAATACCAGTGCCGGTTTGAGGCGAAGTCACTTCCATAGTAGGAACTGACAAGCTCATACCGACGCGGTAGACGCGGTTCGACTGCGAGACCTGAGCACCCGAAGTCGGAGACTTTACGCGGAACATAAGGAGGGGAAAGCCAATGGCGATCCCACCCACACGATCCTCGTAAATGTGATAACCGTTCGAATCGACAGGGCCACGGGGACTGAAAGTATGGGCAACAGGGGTTGCTTGACCATCGTTGATAACAATGTTTGCTTTCGCGGACATTGAAAACTCACTTGATAAAGAGGGTTTTAAGAAGAGCAGCCGCAGATAAAAGTCTGTGACTGCCGAGAGACACACTCACGCTTGGAAGCTGTGGTTTTGGAAAATCGGTCAGAACGACGCGATCTTTCAAGTTCCACATCGACCAGCCGGTGTAGTACGTTGTACCAATTTGCCAAAAGGAACCAGAAGTAACGTTCGTTACGGAAGACCAGGTTGTCGTGAATTGTATCGAAAAGGATTTCGTTACAAAACCATGACTGAACTGGAGACCCGCGCCGAGCGATGCTTCAAGCAACTCGAGGTATTGGCCAACGTTAAACACCCAGTCGAGCACGAATGATAACGGAATCTTTTCGTATATCACCGTGAACGGCGAGAATGTGCTCAGCTTAGTGAGTTCAGCTTTATCGGCATCTCTTATCTTAAAAGAGAAAGAGACAAGAGCACGATCACTTTTCGTGCCTTCACAAAAGGCCTGGTCAGCAGAAAGAACGAAGCGTCCTTTCTGTTTACGGCCTTTCCGTCCTTCGACTCGAAAGATGGAAGGATCCTCCCCGGAGGGAGGTACCATCTTGCCTTGGAGGTAGGACCTATAGCCTTCGATGTCAGACAGTAGAGGAGTAATCCCGTACTGCTTGAGCAGCCAAAGGCTTGCAGGAACCTGCGCCCAATCTCGAACCGAAAGGTTTTTCCGATTTTCTAAGAAGCGACGTTGTTGATGTCGCAACCTTCGATTATTGGAAAAAGGTGTTGAACGATCACCGCGAAGAAATTTCGCGAAATCTTTCTTCATCTTACCGAAGCCGATAAGAAGACCACCAACGGCCTTTAAAGCCTGCGTGAACATACGGATT